GTCCATAACACTTTCATATCCTTCCTCATCCTGTAGTATCTTAACTATCTGTGATTCTTCAAACAATCCCTCTATATCGTTATCTTGCATGTATTTCTTAAACATTAAAAAACAATTTCTACCATGCAAGTATGACTCTACCAACACAGCATTACACTTGTCTCTCATTAAATCGTCATATGTTAAACTTTCCCCAACCTTATCCGTATTAAACCATTGAAGAGTATTAAACAATGTACTAATAGATAAAGCTCCTACATATCTTTTCAAAAGGGGATGATAAACAATATTACGTTTTAAAAAATTGAGTTTCATTAAATCCCTAGAAGGCTCAGTTACGGGTGTCTTATCACCATTAGTCACAGTCATTCCTAAATCTTCAGCTACTTTCTTTACAGTTAAAAGGTTGTAATTAACATCAACTGGAGCTCCAAAAATCTTATCGTCTCCACATACATAACTTATGACACGCAAAAAATCATCGACACTAGTATTGGAATTATTTCTATAAATAGTCAAAGCTACCAAGCATTTATTTATTAAGCAGTTCAAAAGCAAGGTCATCCATGTACCTGATGGTAAAGAATGAGTAGAAGCATATAACTCATCGGCTATCATCGTCCACGATCTGGCTATGGTCACCATAACATAATCTAGTACATCTTCATTCTCTCCTACATAAATCTCCTTAAGTACATCTCTTACCGTCAACAACATCAATGCCAATAGTGAACCATCCCATTGAGAATAATCTTCATCTCCATGAATAGGCACTCCTTTCAATTTTTTCACCATGGGGTCGAAATCTGTATAAGGATTAAATCCCACACACACTCCAAAATCATGCAAATGTTCTTTAAACCACGGTATCAATTCACCGAATAATTTCTTAGACCACCATATATGAGGAAAAGGCATAACTCTAAACAATCTCGGTTTGTCTATCTTTGACTCCGCTCTCAATTCGTCCTTAAAAGTTTCTTTACAAACAAAATCATCTTCATCAAATATAGCATTCTTGGCATTATTTCTAAATCTAGTTAATACTTCTATGCCTTCCGGTGTTAATTTCTTATTCTGGAAATCCAAATAACTCTCTTTCCCTTTAAGACAAGCGAATCCATTAGATGTATCTTTTTTGAATGATTTTACATTCTTTCCTCCAAATGACGTCTCCTCATCAGTTAATTCCCTGATCTCCATAGGCAATATAGCTCTTAAACAAGACTTCACATAATCCATTTCTTCCTCTGTTACAATGCCTTGGTGTTTAAAAGATTTGCGTGCTATTTTCACCATATTTTCTTTCACTTTAGTTCTACTTTCTCCAAATCTGGGTGGTTGTTTCAATTCTACCTCTATAGGAGCTATCTCATCTTGGTCTTGTAATTCTCTAATGGTCGAATACAACTTGGCTGTACTATCATTCGTACTAATATGCAAGGTAGATGGTAAAAAAGACGTTTTTATATTCGCCGCGCCAAAATTGGCCCATTTTTCTCCCTGGCCGTAAGTAAGTCTCACTCCCGAAAAATTAGGTATAACATCAGTTCTCGTTTCAAAATCTCCTCTCGTAGGTTTACTAAACATTAATTTATTTAATTCTTCACACATCCAAGATGGAAATATTTGAGCAAACCCTTCTTTTCCATTACCTGTCACGTGGATTCCCACTACTCTATCGGAATCATATACTGCTGAACCGCACAATCCTAATCCTTGTACACCATAAGTAAATCCTGTATCGGGCAAATGTTCTACAACCCTCGTATCAGCTCTAACTTTATACTTATAAACTATTTTTTCCTTATTTTTCCCAATGTTGACACCGGGCACCAAAGGAACAATACCATACGGAGACACAAACATACTAGCACTAAATTTATTGACATCCGTTCCTCCAAATCTGTTGAAAACTTTATAGAAAGGTATTACATCTACAAATTCACATACACACACATCACTAGTTATAAAATTACTTATCACTTTAACTCTCACACTCTCCATTTCCTTATGTTGTTCCCTAACGTGATCATACGACTGATACACATCCACTACAATTCCTTCAGGATCTACGTGAGAATTCGTAATAAACCGCTTTCCCGACACAATAATACTAGAATGCACTCCAGTTTTGGTATTCACCATTATCCTGCATTGATTTTTCTTAAAAGCTTCTGCGGAAGTAGTATTAAATGTGACCCCACTCAACAATTCATTCGCTCTTTTCTTAGAATCTTCAAATTGAGCGTATGTTGCATCGTAAGTGCTCTTAGAACCAAAAATCCAACTAAATACTCCCGAACAAGAAACCTGAGGCTTATATGCACCTAGTAGCGCCCTAAAGTAGAAGAATATAAGGGTATGAATCATCACAGTCCACAAAAGACTCGCTATTAAATGAGGATGGACTGATAAAACTGATGCTATAGTGTCTATAAGAACATCTACTACATCGTAACACTTCTTAGCGACTACTGCTCTACCGGTCTTAACATAATTAAACACTACATTAAACTCTACTCTATTTTCTCCAATATAATAAGCCTCTTGATGTTTTTCTATATTTCTGCACACTCCACATACATTAATAATATCTCTATTAGCGTCTCTCAGCAATACAGCGCAGGTCGCGCACATTGAATGCCCACAGGATCTTATAGCTATAGGAACATGCAACGGTCTTCCATTTTCAATATCACCCATATTATCATAACTCTCCATACAGGCGTAACAATGATCATGTCTTACATTACCTTCGGCTTTTTCTACATAATCTCCCAATACTAAATTATACACAAATATGTACGCTCCTCGGATAATAGCTACAACATCTTCGCCCAACTCTTTAATATTCACATTTAAAATCTTATCTATCAAAGGTTTAATGACTCTCCTAATCAAACCGCTTATTATTTTCTTAAACAATTCTTCAGTCGTTGTGGTTAAATATAACACATACTCTTTAAATATATTGGCTCCATTCATAATATTACTCCATGCTCCGTTCATAGTATCGTATATACTCTCGAAAAACTGAGGTCTAAAATTTCTAAGATTACCTAACACATTCTCTGGTTGCTCCATTATTTCATTAATAGTCTCCACATGCTCAAATAGTCCATTAGTCATCATCCTATCCATTTTGTTAGACTCCGTTAAGTGATTATATAACATAAATAACCATCCTAGCGATGCTTTCAATCCTCC